TTCGGCGGCAGTGCGGCGGCGGCGACGGGAACATTTGCAGGGCAGATGGCCATCATGTCGGAGAAGGTGGAGACCGCCAAAGAAAGCATCGGCGTCGCTCTGCTCCCGATTCTCAGTGAGCTCACCACCGTCTTTTCAGAGCAAATCTTGCCCATCATCCAAGACGTCACTGCACGGATTGGCGAATTTTTCCAGGGCATCAGCGACAGTGGCGGTGTCATGGCATCGCTGGACGGTATCAAGCAAAGCATCATGGGATTCATCGAGTCACAGCCAGTGCTTCAGAAGCTGATTGAGCTCGGCACCAAAGTGTGGGAGACGCTGACCTCGCTCTTCGCTGACACGATGCTCCTTGCCAGTGATCCAGCCGTGCAGAATTGGCTTGGGCAGGTCGCCACGGTGCTCGAGGCAGTGTTTATCGTTGCCATTGATGCGGCAATCCTTGCACTTGATGCGCTCAAAATTGCATTCAGCCTCATCGTGGACGGCATCAGAATTTTTGCTGAAGCGATGACGCCAATTTTTAACTACGTGTATCCGAAACTGACCGAGGTGCTTAACGCCATCTCATCGCTTCTGCGAGGCGATTTCACTGAGGCATGGAACACCATTAAGGGCGTAGTCAGTGGTGTATGGGAAGACATCAAGACCACCACACTCCGCATTGCTGGCGAAATCTCCACACGGGTCGGCACATTCATTGACGAAACCATCGGCAAAGCGAAACAGCTGGGCAAGGACATCGTCAACGGAATTACCGAGGGCATCAACAACGCCAAGGACAAGGTGAGAGAGGCGCTGGCCAATGCCATCAAGGCGGGCATTGACTTCATCAAGAAGTTCCTCGGCATCGCATCGCCCTCACGGCTCATGGCAGAGTCCATCGGCGCTCCGATTGCGCAGGGCATTGCCGCAGGCATCGTCAGCGGCATACCGGACATACAGAAAGCGCTGGGGCTCACTGTGGCGGCGGGGACGGGTGCGCCAACACAAAGCGTGCAAAACTTCTACCTCACCGCCAACTACCAAACCGCACAGAGCCAGTCATCGCTGACCGCTGACCTGCGAGCGATGCAGTTACTGGCAGGAGGCGTCGCATAATGGCATATAGCATCACGTACACCACGAACGGAACGACGTACGACCTGAACGGCACGAATGCGTCACTCGGTGGGCTTCGCTTGCGCTACCTCGGCGACCAAGGCTTTGGCTTAGCTCCGCTCCACCGCATCACGCAACGAGGGCCACTGCAGCAGGGCGACAGCGACATCGACTATCGTCTCGATCCGCGCATCATGCAACTTCCGCTCATCGTGGAGGCATCGACACTCGACGCCAGCTACACCGCACGCCAAGCGTTGCTCCGCATCTTCACACCGTCAAGCGGTGGGGGTGTCCTGCGCATCACGACGGATACCTATGACCGTGCCATCGTGTGCAGGACGTTGGGCGGCTTGGACTTCAACGTTGACCAAGGAGCGGGCTACAATCTCCGCACGGTCGTTCAGCTCCGTGCTTCTGACCCCACGTGGTACGACCCTACGCCTATCAGTGCAGGCGCAACGCCAGCGGTGCAGGGCACGGCGACGCCAGTACCGCTCACGATTCCGTGGACGGCAGGGTCAGCCAGCATCAACACGACGTTGAGCATCGTCAACGGTGGCACCACGCCGTCATATCCTGTCATCACGGCGGTGGGGCCCATCACGAGCCTCACCATCACCAACACCACGACCGGCGACAAAATCCAAGTGTCCGGCACGGTCGCCAGCGGTGATACATGGTTTTTCGATTTGTCCTACGGGCGCAAAACCGTCATCGACCAGACCGGCGCCAACAAAATTTCGACCATCACCGCCGACTCATCGCTTGCCACGTGGGCACTCATCCCCGGCGCCAATGCGGTGAGCATCACGGGCACATCGCCGGGCACGGCATCATCCGTCAGCATCGTGTACTACACGAGATATGTAGGAGTCTAAAATGGCAGAGCAGAGCATGTTTTGGCCCACGACGGGCACGGGCGACGGCGTCAGCGGTGGCTACACAGCCGACCGCCTCGCCACGATTTGGAAGGCGATGCTGGGCGACGGTGTCCTCAAGTACCAAAACGACCTCGCCGTCACAGGGTCGGGCTCATCGTCCCTACAAATCGCCACGGGTGCGGCGATGGTTGGTGGGTACCTGTATGAAAACAACTCGAGTGCGACGATTAGCACATCAACGCTTGGCAGTGCCACGTTCGGGCTGTACGTCATCGCCAACGACACGGCGGGGAGCATCACGGTAAGTCGCTCGGTGAGTGGCACGACCATCGGCACGAAGACCGTGCGGCTGGCGCTGAACTCAACCACGCCGTCGCAGCCGTATATCCAGCTTGCCAGCGTCACCACGGTGGCAGGCGCCATCACCACGATTACACCGACGAACGGGCGATGGAGCACGACCCGAGGCAAGACCATCACCAACTATGCACAGCTGCTCTACGGCCCGCTTGGTGGCACGCTTAGCATCCCCAACACCACGGAGACCACCATCATCGGCGAATTTGTCACCGACAGCGACTATGTGCAGGTCAATGCGAATGGCACTATCAAAGCACTCGAAACCGGTGCCTATGCCGTGTTTGCGCAGGTGACATGGGACACTAACACGACGAATCGCCGCCGCCTCAGTATGGACAATTACTCTATGCAGTACACTGCGGCTTCCATCATCTCGACCACGTCCACCACTCAGCAGGGATACGCTATCCTGAATCTCTCCGTCGGCGAAACCTTCACCGTCGATGTATGGCAGGACAGCGGCTCTACTCGCCTCGTCTCCTACGCTGACATCAGCATCGTGAGGCTCTGACATGGCAGTGCAGTACACGGTCGTCACGTATGACAGCGCAGGGTCTCGCACGTCGTATATCAGCGACGTGCTGGACGTGGTCGTCAGCCGTGCCGTGAACGGCATCGACATGGCACGCATCGTGGTGGGCGGGACGAGCGCGGCGGCACAGTACCTGACGTATGGATCCATCCTCGAGATATACCGCGAAGACCGTGACGCTGGCATCGCCTACTACCGCGAGTTTGCGGGGATGATGCGCCTCATCGACACGGTGACCGCCGATACCACCACCATCAGCGTGCAAGCGGTGGGCTTCACCGCTCTCCTCGCTGACCGCATCGTCGCATGGAAAGCTGGCGTGGCCAATCGAAGCACATTCAGCGCAAGCCCTGCCGAAACCATTCTCAAAAATCTGTTCGACTACAATCTCGGAGCCAATGCGACGACAGCGAACGGACGCCTCCTCGGCGGTGCGCTGACGGGTGCGACGACGACCGCATCGGGTGGGGCGGGGAACTCGCTCAGCATCAGCGTGGCAGGGCAAAACCTGCTCACCGCCATGCAACGCATTCAAGAGGCGGCAGGTGGTGATTTTGATTTGGTGTACACCGCTCCAGCGACGTACACCTACACGTGGTACACCGGACAGCGAGGCACGAACCGCAGTTCGACGGTGATTTTCAGCGTGGCGAATGGCACCATCGGTCAGCTTCGTGTCATCACTGACCGCATCGCCGACGCCACGGCGGTCATCGTGGCCGGGCAAGGCGAGGGCGTGTTCCGCTCGTATGTAACTCGTCCCGCATCGCTTCCCACGGGGCTGAGTCTCCGTGAGCGTTGGGTGGACGCACGGAATCAGACCACGACATCGGAGTACCAGCAACTCGGCGACATTGTACTCGCAGAAGCCGAGCGGGAGCGCAGTCGCATCGAAGTGCAGATTCTCCAGAGCGATGCGCTGCGCTATGGTCGTGACTACGTGCTCGGCGACTTGGTCAGCGTCTACACGGGGTCAACCACGCTGACCCGCAAGGTGCAAAGCGTCGGCTTGCACTTCTCAAGTGATGGAAGCGAGGCGGTCGATGTCGGACTCGTTGCTAACTGACTATATGCGCACTCGTCAGCGGGTCGACCAGCTCGAGCGCATCGAGCAGGGTGGGGGTGCCTATCTCACATTGACCCGCACCGCTACGCTGAGCATCACGACGACCGGCACGATTATCACGTGGCAGAGCGAAGTGCGCAGCCGCGCCATCACATGGTCAGGCACCGCCATCACGATACCGAGCGACGGGTACTACGTCATCGAGCTGGCGTTTGAGTTGAACTCGGGCTCGGTGTACACCGTCGACCTGCTGGTCAACTCCACGGACACTGGGCGTCCTGCGCTGTACTACGGATCGGGCTCACGTGGTCGCGCCATCACCACGAGGTACTTCACTGCAAGCGACTCCGTCGAGCTTCGCATGACGGTGGCGGCGGGGCGTACTCTGCTGGTCAATGCGTATGGCACGTCGTATGAGTCGCCGTTTCTACACATCGTCAAGCTCTGAGGAGATGAGCCATGTACTACCGCGGCTTTGACATTGAGACGCTCACCACAGCGTACTATGACCGATACGGCACTGCCTATCCTGACATCGGCGATGCCGATTTCGAGGACGTGCCCAGCGCCAGCGATGCATTGGCCATGGTGCGAGCAGAGCGCAACGCGCGGCTCCAGCAGTGCGACTACACACAGCTCCCCGACGTGCCACTGAGTGCCCTGCAAATCGAGGCATGGCGCATGTATCGGCAAGAGCTCCGTGATCTGATGCAAGGCTTTGCGTGGAACATCACCACGTGGCCCGCACCGCCGTGGTGATGTGATATACTGAGAGCGTGACAGCGAGTCACATCCGCCTCACACTCTTTTATCGCACAGCGCTCCGCTCCGCCACATGGCGGGGCGTTGTGTTTTTGGCGATGCTGTGCTATACTCATACCGTGAGTGCAGCGTTGAATGTTTTTGCGGTCACAAAATCGAAACACGCCAGCTCATCACGACACCTCCTTGACGCACTGCGACCCGAGCTTTTGATAGCTCGGGTCGCAGTGTCGTCATGTGGGGTGACTCCCCATCATGATACCACAAAAAACTCGTTGAAAACTCGTCCAAAATTGGTCAAAATTGCTCTTGACAGTGTATATACAATCGTATATACTATGTACATAAGGTTGAACGAGAGAGATTCAACCAGTCAAGGAGCAAAGACCATGAGCATCAACAACATCAATAACCCCGCCATCATCGCCGAAGCCGTCGCCGCCGCCATCGAGGAAATGAAGAGCATGACCGACGCCGAGGTGCACATGTGGGCAGGGCAGTGGGCACAGCTGGCACTGCAGGCATCATGGAACCAGATGAGCCAAGCAATGGCAACGGTGTACAGCGACGAGAATCAGCGCCGCATCGCCAGCAAGTAAATCAGAGCATAATAACAATTGCGCCTCAGCGGAGTTTCGGCTCTGCTGGGGCAAGGGAGATATGATGGCAGGCGACGCATATTACACCGCCCATACAGGGCATTTCGAGTGGTACACTCCTATGGATATCTCTGACAAGTGCCGTTTAGCGCTTGGTGGAGCCATAAACCTCGACCCGTTCAGCCATGCAAAAGCAAATATCACAATTCGCGCAGATGTGTTTTTGACCGAGCAAGATGATGCGCTGCTGTGTGACTGGCCAGTGGTCGAGACCATGTTCGCTAATCCTCCGTACGCACTCGGACTCATTGGCAAGTGCTGTCGACGCATCGTGCAAGAATATCGCGCTGGCACATATCAACGAGCAATTGTCATCGTGAACAATGCGACGGAGACGGAGTGGTTTCACGATTTGCTCAGCGTGTCCTCTCTGCTCTGCTTGCCACGCAAGCGTGTCAACTTTGAGAACGAGCACCGCGAGCTGACTATCAAGCGCAATTCTCGAGGGCAAGTAATTTTTGGTATCGGCATCGATGAAATGCAATTTTCTACCGCGCTTAGTGATGTTGGGGCAATTCTCAAAACTCGTTGAAAATTGGTCCAAAATTGGTCAAAATTGCCCTTGACATTGTATATACACTTGTATATACTATGTACATGAGGTTAAGCGAAAGAGACTTAACCCAGTCAAGGAGCAGAGACCATGAGCATCAACAACATCAACAACCCCGCCATCATCGCCGAAGCCGTCGCCGCCGCCATCGAGGAAATGAAGACCATGACCAATGCAGAAGTTCATGTGTTGGCAGGCCAGTGGGCACAGCTGGCACTGCAGGCATCATGGAACCAGATGAGCCAAGCAATGGCGACCGTGTACAGCGACGAGAATCAGCGCCGCATCGCCAGCAAGTAGTCAACGACGAAACCAGCGCCGTCACACGGCGGCGCATGGTCTGGCGGTAGAGTCCGCCACTGATGAGTCGAGGAGGAAACGACGATGAAGCAGATTGTGATGGAGCGAGCGGTGCTCAACCCGATGAAAGACCCGAGCAAGTGGGTCGGTGGCTGGGCAGGCATCATGCAGACCCCAGAGGACGTGTTCGTGCTCCAAGCCCGCACCTGCACGGTCACCGGTGAGCTCCTGTGCGTCCTCACGGTGCAGACGGTGCATGGCATCGAAGTGGTCTGCTCGTGGTGGAGCTCACGGCACGATGTCGAGCGGGAGATGACGTCACTCATGCAATTCCCCGTGGAGGTCGTATGGCCGCAGTAGACCAAGAGTATGCGGAGCGGCTGGCATGGCTGCTCCGCTGGCAAGACCGGATGGATGAGCTTATTGAGCAAGGCATCGTGACCTACGAGGAGTTTGCACGGATTGAGCGGGAAGTTCTGGACGAGGTATACCGGCTGCGTGACCTGCGCCGCCGACGCATCGAGGAGGTACGGTGATGGACTGGGCTTTAATTTTCGTGATTGCCATGACATTCGCAGGCGTGATTTTGGGTGGGTGGCTCGGTGAGCGGATTGAAGACTGGTGGCGACGATGACACAGCGCATTGACTTCACGCTCACCACGGGACTGCACGGCATGGCATGGCCAGCACCGTGGGCGATTGAGCAGACCGAGGTCGTCGGCGTATCGCTCATCCCGATTGAGCTCACGCTGATGGCAGGCACGGTCGAGCTGTACCACGGCATCGTCATCGTGGTGGGCAACGCCTTCGACGCACGAGCGGTGCAGACCGCACTCGAGCACGTCATGACCAAAAGCATCAAGCACGGCATCTACAAGGAGGTAACCCAATGAGTGAGATTCGAAGCCTGTTCATCCAGCATGGCGAAATCGCCAACGAAATCGAGCACTTGAAAGCCCAGCTCGAGGCAGTGCGGGAGAGCATCAAGCATCACACAATGCAGGAGGCAGGGCACCGCTTGACCGTGGACGGTGTGGGAACGGCGCAGGTGACGCAGGCCAGCACCTCGCACAGCTACGACACCAAGCAGATTGATGCGCTCATCGCTGAGTGCCTACAAGCCGGCGACATGCACACCGCACAGCGCCTCGCCGATGCCCGCAAAACCACGACCAGAGCAGAAACACTGCGGATCACGATGAAAGGAGTAAAGTGATGACGAAGCCTATCTACACATTCCAGCGCATACTCGGCGTCCTGCTTCTGACCGTCACGGCGAAGGACGTCACGCAAAGCGATGACATCGTGTGGCACTGCGCACAGCCAACGTTGGTACGCATCGAAATCCACGAGGGCCAGCGGCGCATCTACCAGACGGTCATCGGTATGGCACGGTCGTGGGACGCATCGACGGCGCAGGAAGCGGCAGGATACGCAGTGCAGCACATGTGGGGGAAGTCCCAGCTCGAGGAGGTGCAGTGATGGGGGAGATTATTTTGGCATTGGTCATCATGGCTGGCGTCGTGGGCGTGGCTATGGTCATCACCGGATTGTTCGCATGGTACGAGCGCTATTCCGCTCAGTGGCACCATGAGATGATGCTGGAGAGCTTCGCAGACGGATGGGACGCCGCAGTGAGTGCGATGAAGAGCGCAAAGGGGAAGCAGAGCCATGAGTAGGTACACGATGAGGATGCTGCTGGGCGACATCACGATGACGCTCACCATGCAGCCGATTGAGATTGACCGCGTGATGAGCATCGCCCATGACCGCAAAACCCACGTCAACGTGGATGTGCTGGTGGAGAGCCGCGAGGAAGTGCAGATGACCACCAGCGTCATCGTGGTGCAGGATGGGAGGTGGGATGAGCGCTTGGCCCACTCAACCGCGGAGGGAGTGATGAAGACCCTGTATGAGCACGGCTACATGGTCGGAGAGGAAGTGAAGCCATGAGTAGCACGATTACTCAGCTGATTGCCGAGCGGGAGCGTCTAATCCAGATGCTCCCCACGCTGGAACGGCACTTGCGCCGCGGATACCTCGAGCGGATTCGCCAGCTCGACGCCATGATACATCGGGAGCAACGATGAAAGCACGCAAAACTCGTGGAGCGACCGGCGCAACCACGCACCTCATCAGCCTCTATGCGCTCGACCGTGAGCGGGCACAGTACCTCATGGAGCACTACAGCGCACAGATGCAGCGACCCATCAAGCTCTCGGAGCTGGTGCGCATCCTCATCACCGAAGCAGCAGAGCGGGAGAAGTAGGACATGAGAGTATTTTCGTTCGGGGGGGGGCGTGCAGAGCATGGCGGCGCTCGCACTATCAGCGCAAGACGTCCTCCCATACACCCATTTCATATTCGCTAACGTTGGCGCTGACTCGGAGAATCCTGACACACTGCGCTACATCGACGCCGTAGCGAAGCCCTACGCACAAGCGCATGGTCTGCACATCGTGGAGGTACGGCGCATCTTGCGAAGTGGCGACGATGCGCCGACGCTGTACGAAGACATCATGAGTGATACTAGCAATATTCCAATTCCAGCATTTTGGGGGACTGCGCCAGTGAGACGAAATTGCACTAGCAGATGGAAGATAAAGGTGATCGAGCGTTGGATGAAGCAACATGCCGGCGCTACCAAGCAGGAGCGCAAGCCTTTAGGCGTTGGCATCAGCACGGATGAGTCGCACCGTATGCGCACGGATGACCCGGAGCGTGAGCCGTACATCATCAAGGAGTATCCGCTTATTGACCTGATGATGACTCGACACATGTGTCAAGACGTCATCACAAAAGCAGGGCTTCCGCTTGCGCCCAAGTCGGCATGTTGGTTTTGTCCATACCGACCTAAATCAGAATGGGTGCAATTTCGTCGTGACAAATCTGATTTATTTGATAAGGCTGTGGAGGTTGAGGTGCGAGTTAACGAGAAACGTGCGGCGATGGGGAAAACGCCACTATATTTGACATCATATGGCATGCCACTTGATAAAGCAATATCACTCGAGAAAGTACAGTCAATTTCATCATCAGCTATGTTTGCAGATGATGATTCCATGGCATGCGAATCCGGATATTGCATGACCTAGTCTATCGCGCCTCGGCGGGGTTTCGGCTCCGCTGAGGCAATTCCCAAAACTCGTCGAAAATTGGTCCAAAATTGGTCAAAATTGCCCTTGACATTGTATATACAATCGTATATACTATGTACATAAGGTTGAGACAGAGAGGACACGACGATGAGCAAGCAGTACATGACCATCAGCAACGGCGACCAGACCATCACCATCCGCACCAACAGCGAGCACGCCATCAAGAGCGCCATCAAGAAGCTCGAAGGTGATTTCATCGGCGGGTCAGTCAAGAGCATCAGCATCAAGGGCAGCATCATCAAGTACACCTACACCGACGCTCCACAGAGCTGGGGCTACTGGCAGTCAACGTCAACGTCGCATGTGACCATCGTCGAAAACACCTTCGAGGTCGAGCAGGTCGCCGAAGTCATCGAAGCCCCAGTCGCCCCAGTCATCGAAGCCCCAGTCGTCGAAGTCGTTGCCGAGCAGGTCGCCGTCAAGACCGAGCAGGGCACGGTCACGGTCGACATCCTCGCCGCCGCCACGGTCGAGCAGGTCGCCGAGCAGGTCGCCACCGACGCCTACACCGCTGGATGCGACGCCAAGTACTTCGCAAAGACCCACGCCGCTCGCATCGCCAAAGCGGCGGGGACGGCGCTCACCACCGAGGTCAAGCACCTCATCACCACGGTCACACGGCGCACGGTCGATACGCTCGACACCGCCTTGATGGCATAATGCACAAGCAGGGCACCACCAAGCGGTGCCCATACAAGGAGGGGGTATCATGTGGCTATTTGATTTGGCGATGTGGATGTTGTTTTTCATGGGCATGACGCTGGCCGTTATCGCATTTGTGCTCATCATGAAAATCATTTTTTGCGGATGGTATGACTAATTTACAAGCAGGGCACCACCAAGCGGTGCCCATACAAGGAGGAAACCTCACATGGACTTCTCACTTCCCGGCTACAGCCCTGAGAGCTACGCAGACGACGCAGAGCGCTATCCGCTCATCTACTGGCTCAACTCCACCAAGCTCGGCGGCGTGGTCGCCGCATGGCACACGTCAAGCCTCAGCGCCGCTCCCGCTGGATGGGAGCAGGTGGAGCGCTTTGACAACGAAGAGCTCGCCTTTGAGACACGGTCGCTCACCTTCGTGCCACTCCGCCAGCGCATGCAGTGGTACATGTCGCTGGATGACGGGTCGACCAAGGCCATTCCGCACTACATGGATGCGGTCGCCGCCAAGACCTTCCTCGCCAAGCACGGCATGACGGCGCAATACGCTGGCGTGCGCAGTACCACGCAGTGTCTGGCCATGGTGCAGGGCATCGAGGAGCCGGTCATCGTACAGTGCAAGGGCATGGTGGCAATGCAGCTCTTCAAGCGTCCCACCAAGCGCGCGCCGGGAGGCATCGTCTACCAGTACGTCAACGCCGCACTGGCGCTGGCGAATCAGACCAAGAAAGGCGCTGACCAGATTCCGCACTTTGCCTTTTGGGTCACGCTCCAAACGCCGCTCACACCCAAGGGCAAGCCCGTGACCACGGAGGTGGGCGGCGGTGCGGTCGTTGTGCATCCTCAGCTTGCCAGCGATCCTGCAAAGCTCGTGCGGGATGACCTCGTCAGGGGCTTCGTTGGACGGGACTTGCTCCAGCTCGCACATGCCATGTACCTCGATGGCGAAGCGTGGGCCAACGAGCCACCGCGCGACGACTTCGCCGGCGGCGTGGTCGAGACACCGCAAGCACCGCCAGCGCACAACACTCCCCAGCCGATTGACGACGCCGACGCACCGTTCTAGACGAAGCACACCGCCCCGCTTGGCCATGCTGAGCGGGGCACAGACGAGGAGAAGTAGGGA